ACGTCTGGGTGGCAGGATATCAAAACTATTTTTTTCCCCAGTTTTCTAGCTGCTTTTTGGATTGAATGGCTTGCCGCCTTGGCGGAATCTCTGTCAAGAACAGAAGTCCACTCATCTAAAAAAATTAGATCTTTGCTTGTAGAAAGCTCAACCGCGGCTTGCGCTCTATATTTTTGCCCATTTGAAAGATATTTTATCTTTGTGATCCAGCAAACTGCGGAAGTTAGCCCAACTGCTCCTAAAAACCCAATCCTTTCCTTTACGGGGATTTCATCGGGGAAAGAATCAATTATTGATTTTTCCTCGTTTAAAGTTATAGTGGAAAAGTCCCCAAACATTTTTCTTGCCAAAGAAGTTTTCCCAGATCCGCTACTACCAACTATAAGCCCAATTGAAAAATTTGAAATAACATCCGCTGACACGGAAAGCCTGTGAGAAAGCTTTTTTTTAATATCTAGGTCGACAGAACTAGCCACGTAATTATTAAAAAAAGTATCTTCAGCGTCTGAAGATAACTCTACGTGATAATTTTGCAAGACATCCCCCTTTCTTTTAACTCTTCAAAAAGAGCCCTGCACTCCTCTTCCTCTTTGAAGGTAATTAAAATGTTAAAATCATCATTAAAGGCTTTTTCTATTAATCCTTCTGAAACGTTTTCATCCTTTGCTTCTTTGTCTAGCTGTTGGCTAAACCCTAAAAAATCAAAGTTAAAATCTTCAGTTTCAAGCTCTTCTAGTTGAGCCGTTAAAATTACAAAATCCCATTCTGAATTCTCAGCCAGTTTATTGTCCGCGATCAAATAAGCCTTTTTCTGGGCTTCACTCCAACCGGCGGCGGTGATAGTTGGCACAACATCAAGCCCGATCTTTTTGGCAGCTTCTAGGCGTGCGTGACCTGCTAATACTGTGCATTCCTCGTCAATTAGGATTGGAATAGTAAAACCAAACTCAAGGATTGAAGCGCACAATTGATCAATCTGTTTTTGGGGGTGCTTGCGCGAATTTCTTTTGTTGGGTTTTAGCTCATCAAGTTTTTTTAGCTCAAAATTTTCGGCGTGATAGGGCGCGATCAACTGGTGCTTCATCCGAAGTTTTCCTTAAATGCTTCTTTAATTTCTGTTTCTGTCATTTCTTTTATGTTCAGCTCTGCGATTATCAGCGCTGAGTAATACAATAAAAACCTTAGCTTTTTTGCGTCTTTTTTTATCAATGCTTTTGTGTACTGCTCAAGCTCCTCAGGATCCAAAACACACGATAAACCAGCGCACATTTTAAGCAGCTCTACCCTTGTTTTGTGAGGGTCAAACTCCCACATTGTAAAAAAAAAATCTAATGAGCTAGACACGACGGCGACGGCCTAGCAGTTCTTTCCGCAGGACAACCACGCTTGGTGGCGCAATTATAGCAATTTTTATTTGTGGGTTTTTGTCAGCGTAGGGCGAAGACATAAGCCTAATGTAGTAGTTTTTAATTGGATAGCTATAGTTAACCTCTAGCTGCACACGCTCGCCATTGATAAGCACCAACGCCGTCCCTGCCGCACTCATGCCTATGTATTGGACTCTATCGTCCGCAATGAGCAGTGTTTCTCCCTCTCTTCGGGCGAGCACCAATCTTTTCAAATCTTGCGTTAACATCCTGTAAATCCTCTGGTTTTTGAAATCCTTAGATACATTATAGGTATACATATAATCCCTGTCAAATTCAAAAATCACGTAGTAAACGTAGTAAAATCGAAAACGCTGTAGTAACTCGTAACCCATTGCAATATATAGACTTTTTACCCCTTTACTACATTTACTACATTTACTACAAAAAATAATAATAATAAAGAGAAAATATATAATGTATATATTGTAGTTGATTATATGCATTATATATTATCTCTTAATATATAAGCGTTTAAAAAGTGTAGTAATTGTAGTTTTGTAGTAAAACCTCGGGAAGGCTTGATTTATATAGCGTCACAGCTACTACAAAATTTACTACAAAAAACAGTTACTACAAAAATTTTGTAGTTTCACCCCCAAAACGACAAAATTAATCAATTTTAATTGATTAATACATATAATATTCTTAAAAGCGTTTAAAGGTGCTTATTAATGTCCGGAATAACTAAACCATGTAATTATCTGCCAATAACTGCCAATAACTGCACGCCCAGAAAAAATTGTGTTATTATATGTATTGTAATTCGATTTTACTTTTTAAAAAGTGTGTACTACGCTTTATTTCGTAATTAATAAAAATGGAGGCATGGAAGATGGTTGCTGAATATTTGAGCGCAGGGATGAAGTTAATACCAATAAAATTCGGTACCAAACTGCCATTGGAAAAGGGGTGGCACAATAAAACATACGACACCCCCGAGCTATGGGCGGCCCAGGATGTTGGGGTGGCGGTGCATTTGGGGGCGTCTGATTTAATCTCCTTAGATGTTGATTCCCCCAAGGAATTTGAGCGTATTGCCGAGGATTTTGGCCTGGAAATACCGAAAACACTGAAAATCATAGGGAAAAATTACCGTTATATTTTCAGGTCAAAAAATAAAATTTACCGCTCACTCTCGTTTGATAAAAAATGCATCTTTGAAATCCGCGCAGGCAATCACTACGATCTGCTACCCCCCTCTATACATCCTGACACAGGCACCGAATACACATCTGAGGGCGACGTATCAAAAATTGCTAACGCCCCAGGCTGGATGGAGTCATTAGTAGTTGACTGGGACGCAATAAAACCGCAGTTAATATCCGTACTAACGGGCACCGATGATTTAATTAAAATTAATTATGCAGCCCCACAAGAGTCTGTATCTGCCGAATACTGCAAATTAACGTCATTAACTGATAATCTCGAAAAATACGGCTATTTAAAAAAATCTTTTCGCAGGTGGTTGTCGCCTTGTAGTAAAACAAAAATTGCAGGGGTTTATATCGTTGACGACCAAAGATGCTGGATACATCACGCATCTGACCCGCTGTGTAGCAATGATAGCGGTCGACCTGTTAACGCGTTTGACCTGTGCGTTCAGTACGAACACGGCGGCGACTATAAAGCCGCCTACAAGGTGCACGGGAACCAAAAAGACGTGAAGCCTAAGGGAAGGCCAAGAAAAGAACTAGCCCCGCCAGAAGCCCCCATTGAGGCCCAAGAATTGACGCTTGAGACTCAACCTTTCAGATTCCTTGGGCACGATGGCGGCTCTGTTTTTGTTTTGCCTCGCGCCGTTGGTAGCGTTGTGGAAATTAAAATTGCCTCGATGAAAAAAATGCATTTGATCCAGATAGCCCCGCTGGATTACTGGTTGTTCAATTTCCCGTCAAAAACGTCCATAGATTGGGATTCAGCGTTTAATTTTCTCGTCGAGAATAGTTACGCGACCGGTTTGTTCGACCCGTCAAAAATCCGTGGTATAGGCGCCTGGTACGATAATAAAAAAACAGTAATCCATTGTGGCAAAACCATAATCGAAAACGGCGTTAAAAAATGCGTCACTGAGTCCACGGGGCATTACATATATGAGCGTAAAAACGGTTTGTCGGATATATCAGAGATAAAGGCAGACGACCAAGCCGCGCAAAAAATAACCGAATTGCTGGGGCGGTTTAATTTTGAAAACGATTATGACGCCAGATTGTTGGCGGGATGGATAGCCCTTGCGCCCATCTGCGGGGCGCTTGAGTGGCGGCCTCATGTGTGGTTATCTGCTGCACGTGGTAGCGGGAAAACGTGGATACAATCAAACATTCTGTCGCCCTTGGTCGGTGACATAGGCCTGAGCGTACAGGGCTCGACAACTGAGGCCGGATTGCGTCAGCATCTCGCAAGTGATGCACGCCCCGTTTTATTTGATGAAGCCGAGAGCGACACCGTTGGCGCTCAAGAGCGTATGCAGAAAATCATTGAGTTTGCGCGCCAGGCATCAAGCGATTCTAGCGCCCACGTTGTGAAGGGAACCAAAGACGGGGCATGCATTAAATACCTGCCCCGCTCCATGTTTTTAATGTCGTCCATTAATTCATCGCTAAGACAAAGCGCCGACCTGTCCCGTTTTACAACTGTAAACCTAAAAGGGAAAACGGTCGGTTTTAAAACGATCGACGTTGACACGGGTAACCTGTTGACGCCTGAATTCTGCGCAGCATTCCGACGTCGCATGTTTGACATGATACCAACGGTGCGCAGCAATGCTAAAAAAATAAGCGAAAAAATCGCTGAATTAAAAAATGACAGGCGTCTAGGGGATCAGTTAGGGGCATTAATTGCCGGATATGTTGCCACCCAACATGAGGAATTATTAACCGACGACGAAGGAATGGTGTTTGCGTACGAATTCTCAAACCTGGCGCAAAAAGAAGAGCCAGCGGATGAAGCTGACGAGATGCAAGTGCTCAATTTTACGCTTCAATCGCGCATCAGATCCGAAAATATAGACAGGACAATCGGTGAGCTAGTGCAAATAGCAACGTATAAAAAAATTGACGATAAAATAAACGACACGGTAGCAAAATCTTACCTCGCCAGATGGGGGGTGCGCATAGACAAAGGCGAGTTATTGATTGCAAACAATAACGCCGAGCTGAAAAAAATCATGGTTGGTTCGCCTTGGCAGGCCGGATGGAAACATCTATTAGCACGTATAGAGGGGGCAAGAAAGGGAGATTTCCCCATTGATTTTGCAGGTTCACGTCAACGTTATGTTGCGATAAAAATGGAGGTTTTATAAAAATAGTGAATGATGAATTAGTTATCCTGTGAAACCTTTGATCTCCCAGACTATTAAAACCTGTGACGCCCTAGCAGTCACAGGGAACTAACGCCCTGCACCAATGCTTTTACATCGTCAACGCTGCGGCAAATTCCTGCAACGCCCCCAGATTTATTGATTGCATGAATAAACCCGATTTGTTCAGGCGTGGCCTTCCCGGTTGCTGATTTACACTCAATCGCTAAAAACCGCCCATCTTGTAGTATGCCTATTAAATCAGACGAACCAACGCACAGGCCAAAACGGATGAACTCCCCGCGCCCTGTTTGTGATGTGCCAACGTTATTTCTAAAAATCAGGATTGAACGCGACGCTAGATAAAGCATTATTTCTATCATCAAGTTTTTCTCGGAGCTTTTTGGCGTAGCTAAAGTCTTCTTTTGTGGGCTTTCTTTTTTGCCTGCTCGCGTTGATGTGTGCCGCCCACGCTTCGGGGTTTTTGTATCCTTTTTCGATTCCATAAACAATTATGTCCTCTAATGTTTTTTGCGGCTTTCTTTTCGATTCGGTTATTTTTTGTAGCTCGCCCTCAACCGTTTCGTATTTTCTGCGCTCCATTTTCGGCGGTTCAGCGCCGCAATGGGGGCAAGCGTCCATATCTGATTTATAGACCAAAAAGCACGATTTACAAATTTTTAAGTTTTCTATTTTTTCGTTTTTATTTTTTGATTTTTTTCTTCCGTCTAGCGACCACGCAACATCATCACATGGCAAACCGTGCCGCTGATAATTGCCAACATGATCTAAAATCATTAAGGTTAATTTTCCCTCTGAGTTTCTAAACCCTCGCCCGTTTCCTTGCCGCCACACGATAAAAGACTTAGTAGGGCGCAACCACTGCACACACTCGATTGCGGGAATATCCACGCCCTCAATCAATAAATTGACGGCGGTTATTACGTGCACCTCGCCTAAGTCGAATTTTTTAAACAGTGATTTTTGATAAGCTGGCGAACACTCCCCCGCTAAATAGTAGGCGCTAATTCCTGCGGCTCTGTACGTCTCCGCTACTGATTTTGCGTGCTCGACGTTAACGCACATAACCACGCATTTTTTCCCGTAAGCCAGTTTTTTATAATGTAAAACCGCGTCGCCCGTGATTGTGTTTTTGTTTAATATTTCCCCAAGCTCTTTTGCATCATAATCACCCCCACGCGTTCTAGCGCGGGAATAATCCGCGTGAATATCTGCGCCGAATAACTCATAACTGCATAAATAACCTTCAGTGATTAATTTTTTTATTGTTGTGTTTTCTATTATTTTTTGGAAATAATCGCCCAGTGGTTTTCCGTCTGTGCGCTCAGGCGTTGCAGTCAAGCCTATTAAATACTGTGATTTACTGATTGCCTCCGCGTAGATGTTAGATGCCGCCCTGTGTGCCTCGTCGATAATCATTAAATCGGGGCTAACATGCAGCGGGCGACGGTTATAGGTTTGGATCATGCACAGCATCAGGTTTTTGACTTTGCGTGGCATCCCCGCCGCCCAGTATCCAAAATCAATATCCTGTTTTTTTAATGCTTCCGCCGTTTGCTCAATCAGTTTTTTTTGATGGACAAAAAATAATATTTTTTTATTTTTTTCTAACGCGGTTTTTATTATTGAGATAATTATGGCGGTTTTACCCGCGCCCGTCGGTGCAACGATAACGATTTTTTTTGTAGTCTGCATTGCTGTCCGTGCGCTGTCGACAAGCTCGGTTTGGTAGCCCCTTAATATCATGATGTGCGTCCATTTTGCAATTATTGCATTTATTATATACACGCACGCGCATATATCAAACTATGCAAAAAGTAAACCAAAAAAAATAAACGCAAATAAGTGCAAATAAGTGCAAATAAGTGCAAATAAGCGCAAATAAGTGTTTACAAGCGTGATTATATGTACTAATATTTAACACATGCAGGCGGTAAGGTAAGTTAAACAAATGGAGGTTAATATGGAATATGTAGCGGATGGCCACGAAGAAGGTTTCTCGCCAAAGCAGATTAAGAGGATAAATGAGATCGTTGGACAAGAGCTTCCAGAGCAACCTTGCTCTGCACAGGTTGCAGCTTGTGTGCAGAGGGTTATGGAAAGAAACAACGCGGCCATGGATGATCTAATTATAGAGGCCCTAAGGGGTGTAGGGCTTTCATGGGATAGAATCCTTCGGCTCTGCTGGGAAAATGAGCAGCTTTATAGTCTGGTATCTGGCGAATCAATAATTTAATAAAGGACAAGCAAAAATGGAAATTTTAAATTTGACCGAATACCCAGCAACAAAAGAGCAAGAGGCTCAGGGGGTGGTAAACCTACCCCCACTTGAGAGGGAGGCTTTGAAAAGCCTGCTAGCTTTTAACGCTATGCCCTCTGAGGAGTTGATCAGGACGGTTGCAGGACAGGTAGCAGCGTTTGCTCATAGCAACGGGTATGGGGCGGCAATGATAGCTGGAGCGCCATTTTTGATTGCCCCGCTTGAGGCTTATCTGCACGATTTTGGATTAAAGTTTTTTATTCTTTTAAGAGTCTGATCCAAAACGATAAAACGCCCGACGGCTGGGGCGTCAAAAGATTTGAGAATTTTAAACACGCCTGACTTGTAGGCGCTGTAAACGTAAACGAAAGGAGAAAATTGAGATGATTATTTTAATAATTGGGCAGTCTGGGGCGGGTAAAACAAGGGCATGCAAAGAGCTTGGGGCTAATGCGGTGATGCTGCAAGGCATACCAAAAAGGGTGCCATTCAAAAAAACCGGCATGGTCGTATGGCCTGTAGAATCTCTTGAAAAATTAGAGGGCGCTATAAAAAAGGCCGTTGACAGCAAAGACAAGGACATTTTTGTCTTAGATGATTTTCAGTATTTGATGCTCAAAAAACTCATTTTTGAGAGCAAGAAGGATAAGTTCCAGTGCTATATAGATTTGGCTGAGTCTACGCTATCGCTTTTTGCTCTAGCGGAAAAAAGCGACAAGAGATTCTATTTTTTAATGCACGAAGAGGTTGTAGATGGCGGCGCGGTCGTCCCCCTAACTGCGGGGAAATTGCTGAAAGAAAAGTTTGCACTTGAGGGAAGTTTTACGATTGTGATTAGGTGCGTAAAAGAAATGGGGGTGCATTATTTCTCCACTCGAGACAGTCAAAGCGTGGCAAAAGCCCCTGAGGAAATGTTTGAATCTGAACGCATAGACAACGATCTGGCGTTAGTTGATGCAGCTATATGCAATTTTTACGGTATCAAAGGTATGCAACCAACCACCCCCAACACATAAAAGGATTTTATTTATGACTGAGCCGCTGAATTTTATAGAGAAAGCATTAATTGAAATTGATAACGATGTTTTTGCGCTGCAAGGGGAGAAAAACCTTGCAGGGGAATTATCAAGGAAGGCTAGCCATTTAGAAATGGCAATACAAACTCTCGTTTTTGAGAGGGAGGTAATTGTTAAATTTTTTAGCAGACGCATCAGAGATGCATTTTTAACCTCTCCAAATTTTAAGGAGTAATTATTATGGAGGATCCAACCAGATGGTTGTTGAATGACGTACCTGAGAGGCCAGATTTTTACGATTCCGCTGAGTTTTATGAAGCCTCAGTTGATGATATGCACCGCGCCGATGAAATGGCACGGGCAGAACACGAAGAAAACGAAGATTAATTTTAAGGAGATTAAAAATGTTTGAATTAAATACGGACAAAGTTATTGAGAAAAGGTTTGCGCAGGCGGGAATTAATCACGGGAGCATTGTTTATGCCCGTTTATTCAGAACCCCCAAGCTAGCCGAGGCGGTTGTTTTATGTATCGATTTTGGCGGGTCTGACCGTGAGTTTGCTATCTATTACAAGAACGGTGACGGCAAAGAAAACTCACAAATGAGGTTAATCCAATCTTTAATGATGCTTAACAACATCAAAAAAACAACCACAAAAAAACTGCCTATATCAAAATATAATTTTGATAGCAAGAAAAAGGAGGACAGCCTAGAGACCTGCATACCTGAATTTTTTAATCTAAAAGTTGAGGTTGAACTATCAGAAGACAAGGACGGGCGCTTACACATAGCCCACTTTATGAAAGACGGCAAAAGTGCCGAGGAAATATTGACAGGCGTTAAACCTGAGCCGCGTGTGTCTGCAAAAGCGAAAGAAAAAACAGAAAAAACGGCGGTTGAATACGATGAAGATATACCGTTTTAGTCTAAAAGAATAAGCGTTCTGGCGCAGTAAAATGCGCCAATTTATAAAAAATTAAAAGGAGGTTTTATGAAATATTTTGGGCTTTTTGTTTTTGTCTCGTCTGTGTGTGTTTTTCTAATTCTAACGCCTAGGGAGGTTTTATGAGTCCAGCAAAATACGCCAAAAAACTTCAGGAGGAGGGCGCGCACGTACTGCGCGTCAACAAAAGGACGGTAACGATAAAACACGGTGACGTATCTCGCAGAATTGCAGTCCCGAAAGAAGATAAATGGTCGAACTTTTTTAACTGGCTTTGTACTGCAATCGTTATTGCCTCCACGATTTTTATCAGTGTGCAACTAAAAAAACATACGACCCGCGTCGAAATGCTAGAAAACCAACTGAAATATGAAATATATATTAACCAAATATCAAAGGGGAAAAAAAATGGCAATTAACAGGGTTATTTTGCTTGTCTGTATTATTGTTTTAATTTTTTTATGCGGAAAAGCGGCATCACAAGATGAAAAAATCATAAGACTTTTTGAAAAAATTAATCTGTTAAATTTTTGCGAGGAAATAAAATGAAAGATAAATATTTAACGCCTGAGGAGGTAATATCTGTCACGTCTAGGCATGGTAGGAAGAGCCAGAAAATAATACTGGATCAACTGGGAATTACATGCGCATTGATTGGGAGAAAAATAATTGTACCACGGGCAAGCGTAAATAAAATTTTAGGAGAAGGATGGGATGAAGACGCTAAAAAAGATTGAAGAAATGTATGCAATGTATGAGGCAGGCGAGATAGACGAAACGACGCTAAATGATACGATTGAATCCATTGAGCTTGACACAACCGAAGAGATTGCAAGTGTTGCGCTAGCCGTTTTGAGAGCTGAGCAGATGCAAGAAGCAGTAAAAGTAGAAGAAAAACGGCTACAAGCAAAACGCAAGGAGTCAGAAGAAAAGACAGAAAAAATGCGCGAAATAATGATTAAATGCATGCACATGATCGGAATGGAAAAAATTAAATCCAATTTAATCAATGTTTCGATAAGGAAAAACCCAGCGTCGTTAGTCGTAGAAGATGAGGGAATGGTGCCGGAGGAGTTCTGCAGCTACGTCAGAAAAGTTGAAAACGCAAAAATTAAGGCGCTTTTAACTGCGGGGGAAGAATTAAGTTTTGCAAAATTGGTTCGCGGCGAGTCGTTAAGTTTTAAATAAATAACAATATGAGATCTTACCGCAGAGATAAGCCCAAAGGGTACGCTTATGGATTGAAATGCTAAGCATTAAATCAGAAGAGTGCTTCCCAATATTTGGCGATATTGAGAAGCGGAATGCTGAACTAGCGATGACTAGAGAACAGCTAACATACATGAACACAAATGTATTTTAGCGCCCTCTGGTCGTCGTGTCAAATAAAATGTAAAAAAATATTTTGTAAAAATGTAAAAAAAGTGTTGACGAGCACGACCATTGGTCGTATTATTACTACATGCAGAGAGATGACGCGAAACGAAATATAGGGGATGAGTCATGGAGATTAATTTAGAAGCAATAAATACAGCAATGGCCTCAGCATACTCGGAAGGGTTTCAATTTTTCGGGGTTAGGTCGATGACCCCCAACCCTAAAAACAC